AAAAAGAATCTATTACTGAAAAATAGTAGTATCTTTGTATTATCAAATTAAACTGATACAAAGAAACGAAGATTAATTCAGATTTCAAATAGTATAAACATATTAAAATACACGATTATGAGAACAAGAGAATTTTTACACGAAGTAATGAGCCTTGCTTGGCAGTTCGTTAAGCGTAATGGCTACACCATGAGCGAAGCAATGAAGGTCGCTTGGGCTAATTTGAAACTGAAAGGTGAGATGAAGAAGAAGATAGTGAAGTTCTACTTCAAAAAAGTGGACGGTTCTGTTCGTGAGGCATACGGTACACTAAATGAAAAGCTGATGCCTGCCATCACTGGTACTGACAACAGAAAAAAGAATGATACCGTCCAGACTTACTATGATACTGAACGCCAAGAATTCAGATGCTTCAAAAAAGCTAATCTGATGTCAATCGCATAAAAGATATGGATATGAATGCTTACACGATTAACCAGCAGTTGGATAGCCTTTATAAAGATTTAGAGGCTGCCCATAACAACGATGAAAGGACTGTTTGCCTGATGTTCAATGCTGATAGCAAAAAAGAAGCTATCCAGTTGATAACGGATGAGATAGACAGTTTGGAAGATGCCTTAAAAGGTTTTGAAACTTGTGAAGATGATGGCATGGATTACGATGCTCTATGCCGGGTACAAGGTATCAGCCGATACGCATAATACACGATTATGCAATGCACGACAGCCCTACGGACGGATTGAACGGCAACCGATAGCGAGAATCGGGTAGGGTACTATTGATTAGTTCTTTGAAATTCTGTAAAAGCAATTACGGTGTAATTCATAAGCCGTTTTTGCCAACCAAAGATAACAAACGCACATAAGCAAGTTGGAGCTTGTGAGCTGTGCAATGTTTAACAATTAATAGAAAACACCGCAAAGAATCGTCTTTGAGCAGTGAGCATACGGGTTAGGCGTCCGTACTGTTTTCGACAATATAGCCTGTACTGAACTGAAATAAGGTTCTGTTATTCGATTAGGGTACAGGTACTTATTTAAATTTATACGATTATGAAAACAATCCAATTCGTTTTATCTATATTGGTTAGTATATGTGCTGCCGGTATGCTTTACGGGGCTATTACTACTTACAGTCCTATGAAAATATTCTCTATCACTATAATGAGTGTTATATGTGTAGGGTGTGTGTCGCTCATGAGAATAACTTATAGAGAACTTAAAACAGACCGCTAAAAGGTAGTCCTATAATCCGGCACAAGGCGCATGGGGATGAGTGCACAATCACCTTGTAAACCAGCTGGGCGGTAATTTATGAAGTAGCATTGTTGGAATGCGTGTAAGCGATTAATTGTTGGTATTAACTTATATTCTAATTTATATATTCATTTAGCTTACAAGAAGTAGGTTCGACTCCTACCTTTTTAACGACATTTTAAATTTATACGATTATGACAGTGGAAGAATTAAGAGGCATGACGCATGAAGATTTAGTAAGGCGTGTGCAGGAACTGGAAGAGGCTAACGAGAAATTAGCTGAAGAGAAAAATACATGGTATAAATCTTGGAGTGATTTGAACCGGAAGTTTGATCATTTCAAGAACGCGGTTAAAAGCATTGTTCTGATAATAGATTAGATATTCGTGTTTTATTTTTTTGTTTGTACTGGGTGTGCCGTCCGTGAGGATAGTGTACTTTTTAAAAAAGGATGGTTAGCTTATCGGTTAGAGCTTCGTGTTGCGCAACCAATTGGCATGATTGAGAGGGGGTCGATTCCCTTACCATCCACGAATCATTAATTAAATTTTATTTTTATGGCAAAAGAACTGAAAGAAAGGACAGAAATCAAGAAAAAGCTGAAAAAGAAGAATGACAGAATCAGTTTTGACTTTAGCGACAAGCTTGCTGGACAGCTTCGCAGGTGTACCGCTGACCTTAACAGGCTGGCAAGGATTGACCGGATAATAGACAAGAAGCAAACTTTGTATTCGGTGGACACTAACAGGGAAGCCGGATATATTGAGGTTGTCCGCAATTATTAATCAGCCGTCTTACACGATTATGAAGAGAGTTTTTAACGAACTTACACCTGAATGCGAGATTACGGCACGAATGTATGCACAAGGGTATGAGAAGAAGGAGATAGCCGATTTGAAATGCAGGGCTGTGAGTACGATAAACAACCAGTTGCAGAAGGCTTTTGAAATTCTTCATGTAAGAAATGGAAGAGAACTTGCTACCATGCTTTACGAACGAATAGCTGGTGTGAAACTTACAATGGATTTTTCACCGACTGTTCGTGCGTCTGTTGCATGTTGCTTATTGTGTGTATTTTCTCTATCGCTTTATCACGAACAGGGCGAGATGAGAAGAGGAAGAGAAACAAGAGTAGAACGAATTGAAAGAACTGGACGGTATGGAGGTAAGACTTGAATTATTTGAATTTAAAAATATCTGCATGGACATGGCGGAGCTTGGTGCAGCTGCCAGTGAGAAGAAACGGTCTCCTGTATCTGATGAAATCAAGCAAAGAGAAGCGTTCAGATGGTTAAAGACACTTGGGTATGAACCTAACTTTTTGGAAAAGTTAGAGAAAGAAGGATTGGTGCATAAGAAAAGAAAAGGCTCATCCAGAAATTCTCCTATCATATATTCCAAGTTCGAGATACAATCCGCTATTAATGCTTTTAAAATGAGTAAATATCTGAACAAATAACCCTATAAAATTTACGATTATGTCACTGATTAAGAAAAGTAATGAATTAGTTATCCCGACCACCGTGAAGATGATGATTTACGGTCAAGCCGGAATGGGAAAGAGTACGGTAGCATTGAGCGCACCGAAACCGCTGCTGTTGGACTTCGATAACGGCGTGAAGCGCATGAACATGGCGCACTTGGAGAATATAGACACGGTACAGGTCACTTCATGGAGCGATGTTCAGCAAGTTCTTCAAGAGGACTTGTCCGCTTATCAGACCATTGTAGTAGATACCATCGGCAAGATGATGGACTTCATCATTACTCACAAGTGTGGAACCCGCCAGCCGTCCATCCGTGATTGGAGCGGTATCAATGCCGAATTTTCATGGATGACACGAACACTTTCGGGGCTTAACAAGCACATCATTTTCGTTGCCCATCGCGACACAAGAAAAGAAGGTGATGATACGGTGTTTATCCCTGCCTTGCGTGAAAAATCCTACAACTCTATCGTTACCGAATTGGATTTGCTCGGTTATCTTGAAATGAAAAGCGAAAGAGGCGTCCAAAGACGTACCATCACTTTTGACCCAACTTCAAGAAATGACGGTAAGAATACTTGCAATCTTCCTTCAGTAATGGAGGTTCCTACCATCCTTGACAAGAATGGTAATCCAACCGCAAAGAACGACTTTATCACTGCCAAGATAATCAATTCGTATTTGGGTATGCTTGCAGCCAAGAAAGAAGCACAGGAAAAGTATGATAAGGTGATAGAGGAAATCAAAGAAAGTATCGAATTTATAACTGATGCCAAGTCCGCTAATGAGTTCGCCTCTCATATTAATGAGTTTGAACACGTTGGTAGTTCTTTGATGATGGCGAGAAGTTTGTTTGCTGCAAAGGTAAAGGCTTTGGGACTGATATTCAATAAGGAAACTAAAATCTACTCAGATGCAGCCTAAATGCAAGAAATGTATCCGATGTGGTAAGGAAAAACCATTTGGCGAATTTCATAAAGATAAGAACTCGCCAGATGGTTTACGGGAATATTGTAGAGAGTGCCTTTCTATTATGAGAAATTCCCAAAACAGTATTGAAGACTATGAGGGTGAAGAATGGAAAGATATAGAGGACTTTAAGGGGATATATTTCATAAGTAATTATGGACGTCTAAAGCATGCATTAAATCCATTGCACCATACATTAAGAATTCCTCATCCTACATCTAATGGATATTTACGATTGGTATTGTCTCATAAAAACAAAAGAAAAACGGTGTCTATTCATAGAGAAGTTGCCAAAGCGTTTATTCCTAATCCAAACGGTTATGAAACGGTAAATCATAAGGATTTAGACAAAACTAACAATAAGGTTTCTAATCTTGAATGGCTTCCTATAAAAGATAACATAGTTCATGCAAGAGAGAATGGAAAGAATAATAGGAAGCCTATAATTCAATTCGATATGCGTGGAAATATTGTTCGAGAATGGGAATCAGCTTGGGCAGTTCAATTGGAATTAGGTTTTTTCTCAACCCTTATATCAAAGTGTTGCAGAGGGAAAATGAAAACGTATAAAGGATATAAATGGAGATTTAAGCAATGAATAAAATATTTTATAGGATTTATCCTACGATTCTTGATGCTTACTTCAATTACCTTAATAGCGATGTCATATATGAGCGTTATTATGGGTGGAGTGAGAATCCACCATGTACGGAAGACGAGTTTCGGCAGAAGCAGTTTCAAGAACTGATAGACCGTATTAACCGCAAACCGTTTGATAGTGAAGCGGCAGACAAGGGAACAGCCTTTAATGAGGTTATTGACTGTATGATTGAAAATCGGAAATCCGAAACTGTGCAGGTTGAAAAGGTATATAAGGTAATACGCGAAGGAGCTTGTGATGAAACAGGTAAACCTTTGTATTACGATGAGGTTCAGACCAACGAGGTTATAGGTTTGAAAGCTACCTATAATAATCGTGTTTTTACTTTCCCAATCTCACTTTGCCGAGAGTTTTCCGGTTACTTCAAAGGAGCATTAACCCAACAAAGAGTAGAAGCGATTCTTCCAACCGCATACGGCAATGTTTTGGTTTATGGAGTAATTGACGAGCTGATGCCGGCCAGTGTCCACGACATCAAAACAACCGGAAGCTATACCGTAGGGAAGTTCAAAGACCACCACCAACATTTGGTTTATCCATACGCTTTGATGAAGAACGGTTCGGATGTGCGGACATTTGAGTACAACATTGTAGAGTTCAATAAAGGCGGTTTTGTGGTAGATACCTATACAGAAACATACGTTTTCAATCCAGAACGTGATATTCCTATTCTCACTAATCATTGTGAGGAATTTATCCGGTTTTTGGAAGAAAACAGAGAACTTATAACCGATAAAAAGATTTTTGGAGGAGAAAATTAATGGCAAACCAAATAACCGGACGGATAATCGAAATCGGACAAACCGTTCAAATACCATCCAAAAACGGTGGTTCCTCATTTACAAAACGGGAGTTTATTTTAGATGCTACCACTTACGACCCTTATACGGGAGAGCGTAGCGAGTATGAGAACATTATTCCCTTAGAGTTTTCGGGTGACAAGTGTACAGAACTTGACCGCTTTAATCAGGGTGATGTTGTTACTGTATCATTTGTCTTACAAGGGCGTTCTTGGACGAATCAAGACGGAGAATTCAAACGTATGGTATCCATTCGATGCTATAAAATAGATGCGCGTGGTGGTGTATCGCAACAAACAACATCGGTACAACAGCCAGCGCCACAACCGACCTATCAGCAACAGCCGCAGAACTTTCCGCCTCCGGTTGATGCTAATGGCAATGTAAAGGACGATTTGCCTTTTTAGCGTATGCTGTTCGACTTGAAGAATGATATGGAAGAGAAATGATATTTAATTTATCAAATCATTATGAAATACCCAAGTTCAAGGAGTATGTAAACAAGCTGTTTAGTGAACGTGCGGTGGTGGAAGTGAAAAAGAAACTACCTAACCGCACGCTTGCCCAAAACAGCTACTTGCATCTTCTTTTAGGGTATTTCGGTAGTGAGTACGGTTGCAGTCTCGACGAAGCAAAAATTGATTTTTATAAGAGGACTTGCAACCGTGATTTGTTTGAGAGAAAGACGGTCAACAAGAAAGGCAATGAAGTAACCTATTTGCGCAGTTCTGCCGAGCTGACAACAGGTGAAATGACTTTGAGTATTGACCGTTTTCGTAACTGGAGTGCATCAGTGGCAGGTATCTATCTGCCGGCTGCAAATGAACATCAAATGCTGATATACGCCCAGCAGGAAATACAAAGAAATCAAGAATTTATTTAGTTATGAAAGCATTATTTAAAATGGACTTCGATTGCGGAAGAATGGGCAATCTTGAAGGAGTATTTATTGCAGATACAGAAGATGTCGAATACTTAGTGAATAACAAAATCAGTGTTTATTTCGGTGAAGTACTTGGCAAACACTCTGAAATATCCGGGTGTGTGGCTGAAAGTGAAATCAAACAAATAACCACCGATGAAAATGTAATCAAGATAGTTGAAGAATATGGGCTCAACAGTGGGTATAATCCACTTGAATACACTCTTTGTACATCAGAAACGGAAGATGTACCCGACAACGGAGTTGACTGGGATGATTGTATGGTACAGGACTATATCGACTTTAAACGCAAAGGGATTATTCCTGATTTCTATAAAGAAGAATATGAAGTATGGTTGAAGAATAATAACCAAAAGTAAAATATTTATGGATAAATTTTTAGGACAAGACATCCTTGAGCAGGAACGTTGGCAGTTCCTTCAGGATAATGCCGATGCAGTAGAGAAAATCGGTTATACCCACCGATTCACACCCGAAGAATTGGCGCAAAAGAAAGAAACATTAGCCGAGGTATCAATCACCATCAATGATATTGAGATTGAAAAGAAAGAGGCTATGGAAGAGTTCAAAGAACGCCTGAAGCCTTTGAATGAAGAAAAGCAGGAACTTCTGGACCACATCAAGAGAGGTTCTGAGTTTGTGGAAAATGAAGAATGTGCCAAAATTCTCTACCATGAGGAAAAGATGGCAGGATTCTATAACAAGTTGGGTGAGCTGGTTTATAGCCGCCCGATTATGCCGCAAGAAATGCAGAAGACAGTATTCAGTATTAACCGTAAAACAGGAACAGAATCATGAGCGAAAACAAAATTAACTTGGTTGTGCCGAAAGACTATAACGGCAAACCTATCGAAGTAGTATTGAGAGAGGGAGAAGCCCCCGTAGCACTCGACCCAAAAGAACCAGAAAGAGTAGTTATCAATGGAACGATAGATGCACCTATCAGATGGTTGGAGAAACGTGTCGAACTGATTAACCAGAAAGCGACGAACATTATTGTAAACCGTGATAAGATGAGGATGGCTCTGACGATTGACGAAACCAGTTACTATCAGACTGAAATCAACGGTATTTTGCAGCCTTCAAAAGAAATGCAGGAGTTTGGTATCAACGTTGAAAAGAAATGGGAACCCATCAAGTTATCTAAGTTCATCAAAATGCACCGTGCTTTCTTTACTGACAAGTCACAGAATATGATGCTTGTATCTACTTTGAAGAATTTCAAAGCAAAGGTAAACCAAGACATTGAGCGCAGCAAGGAGGAAAACGGCAGCAAAGTTGACAACTACTCGCAGGTGGTTGATTCTAATTTGCCCAAGTCCTTCAAACTGAACATTCCTCTTTTTAAAGGTTTTTCTTGCGAAGAAATAGAGGTTGAGATTTACGCGGATGTAGACGGTAGAGATGTTTCCCTTTCTCTTGTGTCGGCTGGCGCAAATGAAGCCATTGAGGAATATAAAAACAAGGTGATTGACGAGCAGATTGAAGCAATCAAAGGTGTTGCACCTGACATCGTAATCGTTGAAGTATGTAGATACTAATTGAAAAGTGCGCTGTATTCTAATTGAAAAGAGCTCCATCCATAACTTGTTACAAAATTACTATAAGTTTAAAATATTCATTTATCTTGTCTCATTT